ATTGTTTAGGAGGGGGGAGTTTCTTCGACTTTCTCCTCTTCTTCCCTCGGCCGAGCCTTTGCCAGCCTCCATACCTCACCGAAGCAATTCGGGCATAGCATGACCGGCCGTAGGTATCGAGGCTCAACCTGAGTCTTACACCCCTCACAGTGATAGGTAGCGACTGGCCGCGGCTCTGTGACAACTGCCGGCGGTCCCTGCTCGGCTAATATCTTCATTTCCCTGAGTACGTTATCAACTAGGTCCTTAACATCGGGAACCTTGAAGTTATAGACTCTTTGCTTCTCGACTATTTCCTCTTGCTGGATGGCATACGGAAGCCGGCTTATCTCAAATGCCGCACCCACACTAAGCCAGCCCTCGTCAAGCGCTCCCTGGACCACCGGGCTTGCCTCGGCAATCTTCCAGAGCTTCTCTATGTAAGCCCTGGGTATACCTGTCTTTTCTGAAATTTGATCGGAATCGAGATTATAGTCCTGTGTTAGACTTCTAATCACCACGACCATATCACTGACCGGAGTTTTACCCCTGGCATGATCCAGCATAATGTTTTTGGTAAGTACGTCTATCATATCACCTGGGAGAATTACGACCTTAATGCCTGACTCTCCATTGGCTATAGCTTCCTGGAGCCGGTGTTCGCCATCACAAAGAACTATGTTCTCTCCTATTTCGTAGCAAATAATGGGCGTTATTTGACCAACCGCTTTGATGGTTTCCTGGAATACCTTGAGCGCCTCGTCATCGAACCTGGCCCGGACTCTAACCTCGGGTACTTTAATACTCTTTGGGTCAACTGTCCTTAGCTTCATTTCTCCTCCTCATTTATAAATTAGTGCTTTATCATAGTACCGTGCTTTTGACCAGTATAATCACGCTTTGCCTCGGGGGATTTCTCCCGGTACTTTTTTACGCGATCATACTCTGACTGGTAGGTTTGCCAGTTCGATATAATAATAACATCGTCTTTATCCTCTAACCTACCCTCATGCTTACACTTGGCAATAGTCTCGTCTAGTAGTATCTGGAGAATATTAAGCTGGTTTGCTATAAACTCCCTGGGATACGGCCGGCCGTCATTATCGCATATTTTACCTTCCTGGCCACACTCACCAGCCAGGCATAGCAAATCAGCCCAAACTCCTCTCTCGGCCGGGTTTAGCTGCCATCTAATCGAACCATGCAGCCAACCTGTCACCCATAATTTTACCCATGACCTTTTACCTTTACCTCTCATATTCCCTCCAAATGTTCTCGCCGAGAATATTCTGTGACTTTGGTTGTATATTGTCAAGTCGGTTGTAGTGACTTGAAATGTATTTTCCCTCCTTCTCCTTCTCTTTCTCTTTCTTATTCTTCTCTTTTCTAAGGGAGGGGGTTTCTAAGGGGGAGGGATTGTGCTATCACTCGAGCGAATGGCCGTGAAGTGCCGTCCAGTATCTTTGCCCTGACCCACGACCTATTTGGCCCCTTTATATCCTCAGAGTTTGGCCGTTGCCAATCTTGACTTACGAGGAACATAGGGAAGTCCCCCCAAAAGCATCGAGTCATTGTCCTGGCTATCCTGACTCTCATTACCGGGGGCTTGAAGTGACGAACCAACCCAGGGACGTTCTCCATAAGCCAGTATCTAGGTTTAGCCTCCTCAACTATTCTCAGGAAGGCTTTGACTAACTCTAAGCCTCTTTGTGGGTCTACAGGTATTCTCCAATGGAGAGCTCTCTCAGTAGTGGTTATTTGGCTAAAATCCCTACAAGGCGGACTCCCCACAATAACGTCATATCCCTTGAAGTCGTTACCGTCAAGCTCTCTAATATCTTTGAGTATGAGCTTGTAGGGGTAGCCAACGTCAACTATATCTACTCCGGTCACGTCAAAGCCTTCCAAGGCAAAGCCTTCACTCCAACCTCCAAGTCCACAAAATAGGTCTAAGACTTTGCCTTTACTCATTCTGACTCCCCAATAGGAAACGCTCTCCTCATAGCTTGCCACTCAGCCCTTTTCTGAGCTAATTGCCAGGGGTGCGCGGCTACTACCGGCGACCTGAGTTTATCGGGTTTAGTGGGGCTCTTGGCTATCATTTCGTCATAGGTGACAATCCCGGTCCCTGTGAAAGTGGAACAGTCAGCTAAATAAGTAACCCACGCTATCCAGCCGTGGTCAAGTTTACCTATTTTGAATATCTTTGCCTCAGTGGTAGTCATTGGCCTGGCCTCGAGGCTATAAGGAATGTTTAACTGCCTGGCATGGAATAGGTAGCCGTCAATGCCAATGTAGGGCTTCCCGTACATCATCATTACATGGCCTCGGTATGGGTCAAGGTGGTATTTTGAGGCGTAGGCAATCAGCGACCTAACCTGGTCTGGACTCAGGGCGTCGCCGGTAGCCAGGTCCTTACCTGGCAATCCCTCTAGTGTTACTGGTAGTTTTTGAGCATCTTGTGACATCTGTCTCCTCCTAATTGATTTCTCGATATTCGACTTTACCGGCTCCGGTATATTAGCGCCGGCTTTATACTCCTCGGTAAGTGATAGTTGCCGGGTAAGGGTAGAAGGGTAATGGTCCTCACCGCAACGTAGCGTCCAGCATTTCTCAGGTCCGTACCAGGCTACCACTACCGGCGAGTGGTGCTCGGCGCATTGGTTTAACAAGGCCAATTCCTTTAGCTTGTCGTACTCTCCTTTTATCACGGCTAACCTCCTGTTCTTTTCGTTAGATTAGCCTGGCTATAAAGAGTAATATTATCATAGCCAAGGCAAACAGTCCTACTATTATTGCTACTGAACCCCAATTAGCCTTCATTTCTACTCCCTTACTTCCTGAATTGCCCTTCGTGGGGCATCTTCTGAGTTAAGTCATAAAGTCTCTTGTCAACCATGTCTAGCCCGATTCCCATTGATAAAATCCCACACCTGTCATAAGCCTTATCCCACACGGCGCACTCCTCTTTGAGACAATCGACAGCGTCCCATAGTTTCCCTAGCCTTGTCTCGTCTGGCGTTGGCGCTAATATTGGACACTTCATAGCTCAACCTCCTTTATCTAAAATATAGTTGCCGTTTTGCCTCTTTTAGCCTCTGGATGACCTCTAGCCGAGTTCGTGGCTGTTGCATCATACCGTGAACTTTAAGGTGGCAGCGCCGGCATAGTGCTATCAGGTTTTCGTCTGAGTTATTCTGAGGGTTTAAGTCTACATGATGAGTGCCTAGAGCACGGGAAGCCGGACCGCGAGGCATCTTACACCCCTCACACTTCCAGCCGGCTCGGTCCTTTATCTTCCAGGCGATATACTTCCAGTCAGCCGGGTATAGGTCATGCTGATTGATTACTCGGCTACCCACCTTTTGACTCCACCTTTGGCCTCTCCTGTAGGTAGTGAGAAGCCGGTAGACCGTCCCTGATGCCGGCGATTAAAACATAAGTCTTAATAATCCTCTCCGTGACCTCAGAGAATGTCTCTCTCTTTTCCCGGAGTGAGTCCAGGACGATATACACGCCGTCAGTTAATCTGATCTGTTTGCTCATTTACTGCTCCTTTCCCTCTGGAGTGATGAGGGCTACTTGCTTACCTCGTGGTCTATCTGGGAAATAACGTAGTCTATAACCCTCAGCAAAACAGTCTCCACAGAGAACTTGACTCATAATAATTTGCTGGTATCTTCTGGGCTTACGTCCTCCACACTTTCTGCATACTCTTGCCATCGCTCTTACCTCCTCTTAATCCCTGTAAAGCCTCGGTTATTTCGTGAGCTTTACAATACGTCCGATACCGCCGATTAAACAGGTATTTTATAAGATGCTTTAGACGTTTCATGTCAACCTAGTTTACACCGTTTACAATAGGATGTCAATAGTTGACAGGGTATTTGGGATAAAAGGGTACTAAAGTACCCCCTTTGGGACGTATAATAATTGTTATGTATAGTTGTCTAGCCTCAAACTGTGAGGGGCCTAGAAATTGATTATAGAGTGCCTTTCGTGTTTACAACTAAAAAGGGGGGGTGCAATCCCTCACACCCCCTCAATAAAACGCCGTATTTTGGCTCTCAGAGCGAGCTAATCTAGTGTTCCTTATGTCTCCACTCGGCCACCAGGCTATCATAGTTAGTTTGGGCCGCGGCAAGCTCTGACTCGGCCCGGTGTAATGCTACCCGGAGCTCATCCCTCCTGGCACTTGCGGCCTCGGGTATTGCCTCGTCTGCAATCAAGCCACGCTCCTCTTCTTTGATAGTTTTCTGTAAATCCTCAGTCTCACGAGTGAGCCTGACCACCAACGCACCGGCGGCTATAATCTCCTCACTCATTGGCTTTGCCTCCCTGCCGATTGCCCGGCGGTATTTTTGCGTCAGGTTTCTAAACTCTTCATAGCTAATAGGGCTAAAGGGGGATACTTCGGCCCTTACCATTAGGATAAAGTTAGATGCCTCGGCGCTAAAGCCAATGTCTAAGAGCATCAGGTAAGCCTTCTCGGGAGTAATGAGCCCTTGCTTTACGGCTGCCACTATGTCAGCTTTAGATGCCTCCCTTTGCCATGCCTCTAGCGGCGGCTCCGTTGCTGCTTTGAATATACCCAGTATAGTCTCGGCGTCCTCTCTCCTATAACGTAAGCCCTCTAACTTGGTTAGCGCTTCGGCCGGGGTGATTATAGCCGTTTTAAGGCCGCTAAGTATATCGGCCTTCGTTAGCTCTCTATCTTTTACTACTACGGCCTCCTCGTCCTGGGGTATGTTTATCGTCAAGAGATAGTCAGCCTCGTCCTCATCGTAACCAAGCTCTATAAGTAACTCGATGCCCTCACCCCGGGTTATGACGCCTTGCTTTACCCCCTTGTATATGTCCGTCTTAGTTACGTCTCGTTCACCACTTACTCGGTCAATTCCCTCTGGCTTTATCTTGGTCTGTATCATCTCCTCGACTCGGTCTGCCGGCATACCAAGCCCGGTGAGTTCGCTTTTTACTTCGTCTAAAGTTATCCAGCCTTTTGACCACCTTGCCATTAGGTCAGGGAAGGCAACGTATACCTTTGTCCACAGCACATAGTTATCGAGATTAACGCCACGATAACCCATGCCAGAATACAGCCGGCGTAGCTCTGTCTCGTCTATCGTCCTCATATCCCACCAGCGCCTCACGTCAACCCTGGTAGGCCAGGTATATGCTGTGTCAATTAGTAGTTGTCTCCAGAATGGAGGTATCTCAACCACACGGAACCAATCCCAGACTTGCTCCTCAGTCATTAAGCCACGGTGAAGCATCTCTACAACCTGCATCCAGGAAGCATGCTCCCAATGCGCTCTCCAGTAGTTAAGGATTTGCTCGTCAGTCATGCCAGCCTTATAGAAAGGCTCCTTGTCTATTGCACCGAACTCACTATCAAGGCCGTATCGAGCTATCATCTCAGGCTCAAATACCTCTCGAGCTTGCCATCGTATCAGGTCTGCCGGCGCCGGGTAAAACAGGGTAACAAACTTCAGGACCTCTATTCTTTCGTCACTCCAACCTAGACTTTTCAAGTCCTCAAAGTATTTCTCATATTTCGGCTTATCTCTCCTCCAGGCAGTAATGACAGATGCCGGGTCAAGACGTGCTGACCTCATAATAATGTCCAGTCCGTAGCCTCCCATTCTCATAGCCGGTTGCATTGAACCCATAGCAAAGCCGACCATTACAGCTATCAGGTAAGGTAAAAGAGCAGCGAATTGGATAGCCTTCGGTTCAGCCATAGCTTTGTCCAGGATAGCCTTTATATCCTCCGGTAATCCAGGTATGTCTCTCAGCCTTTGCAAAGAGGGTTTGACCTCGGCACGTATATCAGGCTCGAAGAAGTCGAAGGTAGCTTCCACGCCTTTCATTATCCAGGAAGCCATCCAGCCTCGTAGTCTATCCTTCCATGCTTCGGCCAGGCTATCAATCCAGCCCTTAAAGCGATTAGCCGGTGTTGCCATATTACTCACCTCCCATAAACCAGTCAGTAAATCTCTGTTCTAACCATGCCCAGGGGTCGTTAAAGAACTCAAGAACCTGGTCCCTTATCTCCTGCCAGCCCTCCAATGTCCCTGACAACTCGAGCAAAGCGGTATTGATTAGCTCCTGTACCTCTGTGAGCCTACTTTGCCACCATATACCCAACCAGTCAAAGCTCACTAGAGAAGGGAATGTTACCGACCAGAACTGAGTCCATTTGTTGTCAAGTGTCTCTAAAAACGCCAGGATCCCCGGCAGTATTTCGTTCCAAAAGTCATTCCAGGCTACTATTAGCTCATCTATATTCTGAGAGGCCGCGTCAATCATTTCCTGGACACTATCTAAGGTCGCGGCCCACCAACTATTGATATATTGCCCTATCCAATATCCCCAGTTATTAAACCAGTCAAGAGCCGGCTCAATACCATAAAGCCAGCTACGGATTAAGGCTCTAATATCCAGCCAGCTAAAGGCCTCCTCAAGTCGTTCCTGCGCCCATACTAGCCATGTATAGAGTTCATAAAAGCCATCAACTAGCCAGTAGAATGAGCCATACAAGGCATAGAAAGGATATTCTAGTAAGTAGAAAGGCCAGCCCCAATCTCTAACATCAATAGCTATATCATGGAAGAAATCAGCAATAGCTAGAAGCTCCTCACAAATCCAAATCATAAAGGACATATCAGCCTCATAGAGCTTTTATCTTATCGGCGTTCTGAGCTTCTTTTTGTAAGATAGGAGCAGTCAATTCGGGAGTAAAATCCTTTCGCTCTACGTTCACGTCAAGGACTATGCCACCCTTAGTCTTAATCCGATGCCGGTAGTAATGCTCAATACCTCCCTCATCACTAATTCTGCTCATCTGTGTAATTCTCAGCACCTTATACTCGTTACCCATTTACTTTGACCTCCTTTTTAGAGTCTCAATTATACTTTGTATCATATCCTCTGTGAAGCCAGCCTTTTTGAGTGTAGTCGTGGCGGCTTCTACGTTACCTCTTTTCTTGTCTAGCTGTTTTTTACCTTGCCAGCCTAGCAAAGCTCCAATAAGAGCGAAAGCACTTCCAGCCATAGCACCATCATAACCCAAAGACAAGGCTGTTATGACTATAATAGTGATGCAAAGTATTCCGATAACTAATTCAACTTTCATGGTTCACCCCTTTCCTAGCTTTCAGCCTATAATAAGGCCGAATGAGCGACCTACTGCTACTACTTCAAAGTAACCCCCAAGACTAATAGCATCACCAGCTAGACTTGCGTAGGTTTCCTCATCATCTACATTACAAGCATCCCCCGTGAAACGCCATATACCGGCGTATCCCGAACCATCACGCTCAATATCACCTGTGGCATAATAACACCCGATGAGGTCGTCAGTAACTATAGCTAAGGAAACTACCTTTTCTACCTTCGCTCCAGCGGTAATAGTTCCGGCAATAGAGACAAAAGCTCGGCACTTCCATGTTACGCTATTAGTCTTGTAAAATGAGCCAACTTTGAGACCAGTTATGTTATTTAACGCCCAAATCTCAATCTTGACAATCGTGCCACTCTTACTAGCCGGGTTATCTCTGCAAATGAAAGTATACCCTGAAGCAGTATCGTCTCCTCGATCTATTGCCTCTGCTCCAACATCAACTGCCATGTTTACTCCTTATGTCTTAGTCACCTTCAGACTTATTGTTACTCTTTCAATATCGGTAATGCTATCTACATTAAACATCAGGCAATCTCCAGCAGTTATAGCAGTTGTCCAGCCGGTTAGAGTAGCAGACTGACCCATAAAAGCACCTTCTATCTTAGGAGGTAAGTCGCCTGTAATCTTCTCTCCAACTTCAGGGGGATACTGAGCATAGGCTTGCTTCCAAATGTTTACCTGTATAGAGCCAGATTGGTCTCCTAAAAGTGTCCAGCGATTTATAGTGCAGGCAAAGGGTATCTCCAAAGCTCCTTTAATTCCTGTAGTGATAGCCGAACCACCTCCGTCAATAATGAAGGTAATTGAGGCTACTGGTAAGTTATCATCTGCTTCAATAGCATCTACAGCCTCAGCGTCTATAATATGCTGGTCGTCAGCTAATACGCCTGAGAGTCCAGCTACGCTTATCTGAGCACCGCCACCATTTTGATGTAAGGCTGCTGTGTGTTGATGATTGTGGTCACTCCTAGCGAGTGAGTGAGCAGAGCCTTCAGCATTAGCGTTTTCATCTATTGCACCAGGAGCAGCAGTATCTAGTGGGTCAGAGCCATCTTCAGGGTCATGTAAATCCTTATGAGCTTGAGGAGGATTAGAGCCGGTAACATCAGCATTAGTGGCCACAGTGTCAATCTTGATTTTATCATTCTTAGGCATGAGTCCATGCTTGGCAGCAGCAGCATCAAGGTCCACAGTGTCGTCCGGTGCGGTAAAGTCATCTAGCTTAACTGTCTTAGCTGCCGCGACTGCTGCCACATCGGTATATTTGGCGTGTTCTCTTTCGTGAACGTGGTTTGCCCTGGCGAATTCGTGAGCGTTACCTTCAGCGTTAGCAGCTCCTACCTTGACAGGAGCAGCAGTATCTAGTGGGTCAGAGCCATCTTCAGGGTCATGTGAGTCTTTGTGTGCTAGAGGCGTCATTTCTATTGCTAACTTGCCAGCAGCAGATACCTGGAAGGGTAAGTAAGCTCCGTTTCCTGCTACCCTTCCATGTGGAACGTGCTTCAAGTTTTCAGGAGTAGGCTGAGATATTTCAGGGTCAGGAGCTTCAGTTATTATTTTTAAGTCTGCTACCTGAGCAGCCGGTAAAGGATAGTCGTCAGGAAAATCAAGTCCAGATACTTCTATCTTACCGTTTTCATCACAAGCTGCCTTTACCCATTCTCCGGCTCCATCATCCCATAGCCATAAAAACGTACCTGGCATTACTTCAATCCTCCTCCTTTATTAAGGCTCATTCTGAGTTATTATTACACTATCAAAGTAGATGATAGCTGCTGCTGCACTATTATTTCTAATAGTAATTTCGGCTTTCATCCCATCTTCATAATCCCAGTCTCTAGTACGGAGTGGGAAACTAGAAAGGTCATAAGTAGTCTTATTTACTATAAGACTTACCTGGTAATTAGTAACAAAATCCAATACAAACTTAACAGTATTATAGGCATATTCTCCCTCCTCAAGCTCCATAGTGGGAGATAAATCTACCCAACCTACGTCAGTAACGAAACGTTGCCATAGCTGAGTTGCTCTTGTATATTTTACAGAGGCAAGTTTTCTGCTTCCACCTTCCATAACTTGAAGAGCAAAGATGATATAACCTAACTTCTCGTGTGATGTAAAGTGATATTCATAGCCTATACGAGAAAGGACAGGAGGGGCAAAGAACTTAGATAGATAAACCTCATCCTCGTTTGTGGCTCCGGTAGTGGCTTTCAGTGAGAAGCCTTTACTATGAGGGTGATTAGGACTCCATAAGACACTACCTCTATCACCTGTGAGTTGACTTTTCCATTTACTAATATCATCCTCAAAGTCGTCAAGCCACATCACATCACCCTTGCGGTCAAAGTTGACAATACTGCCAAGCCTAACTGCAAGCTCTCCTAAGTCCTCAATACTGATTATAGTTGCTTTAGGAGCATATATACCATAGTCAGGAGCACCGTGTACCATTTATGACCTCCCTGTAAATATCCGCTTAGGTGATAGCACTCCAAAAACACTCTTGATAGCGTCTACTATTGCTAAGGCCAGAATAGCCTTCCTGGGTAAGATAGCCACCATCACGTCAAAGGTGTGTGGGTATGTATCATCCTCATTCCAGCCTTTTAGTTTCAACTCATAAGGTGGCTGATAGGACTCGTAGTATTCTTCCCAGTCAATAGCCGGAGCGTCACCGTGTAAGTCCATATTCTCAGTTGACGGAGCGATTTGATGTTCGTGGTGAAGTATAACCAGGTGAGCTAAAGCAGCATGGCCGGGCCGCGGCCTGACCATGAATTTAGTGATGATACCATGAGCTATCTTTAGGATTTCTACAGTAGGACTAGCCCGAGTGGTATTCTTGGGTATAGTAATTGATGCTTGAAACAGCATTATTAGCTCTCGCTATTTATGTATATTATCCCTCTTTTGAGGGTCTGGGTCTAAATCTGAATAGAGCACTCAGTACCTTAGTCTGATTACGGAAGTAGATACCCCTCCTCATGTAAAGTCCACCAGGGAACTCAATAGGAAGTGTGAAAGTAGATTTTCCATTGAGCTTTAAGTCTCCGTTAGTATCTTCTCCGTCATATATCTGCCATTGTGAAGTGCCAGTTGAAGTACAAATAATGACCTGAATTAAGTCAGCAGCCATAGGAGTTATTAGTGTGCTAGCTTGAACCTGCACACTGCTTATTTCTTTGCTATCTATGTCCATTGTCTTCTCCTTTTAAGAGGAGAGGGAGGTCAAAAGCCTCCCTCTCACTTGCCTAGTACCGGCGGAGTTGTTGCAGAACTACTTGTCCAGTCCCAAGTGTTGCATTGTCGCCACCCCTTAACCGAAGCCTAACACTCCCCTTAGCGGTAACATCATACCAATCATCAAGGTCTTTTTGGTAGCCAAATGGGAACTGAATACAATGACAGGGTAACCAGCCAAAGAGAATACTACTTGCTGACTGACCACCAGAATTAGCAGGTGCGTATTCACCACCAGCAAGGTTACCTACCCTATAGACAGGCTGCGTGGTACCTGTTCCCATACCAGCTGCGGCAGCAAGGTAATCAGTTGGAGTAACATAGAGAATTGCATCTCCAAGTATTCTGGCATACTCCCAAGTTGCTTCAATAATTGGCAAGTCCTCAGCCTTTCTCATCCTGTAGTAGTTCTCTACGTCCCAGTTAAAAGGTATCCGCTTCTCATTGTCCTCATCTATCCGAACTTCACGCACCGTGTACCACGGAGCTTCGGATTCTTTGTGGCTTCTGATTATCAGTTGCCGGATTGGAAAGTCAGTAGGCAAGGCAATATACTCGTAAGTATCTTGTACCATTGTCTTTTTCCAATGCTCCTTAGTCATTAAGAAGCCAACAGGAGAGATGGCCTTCTCATCAAAACACTCTGCATAGATACCAAGATAGTTGAGTGTAGCATCGGCGTCAAAGTTAGTCGTATCATAAGTTATCTTCAGCATAAGGTTGTCAAACTGTGCAGGGTCAAGAGCTAACTCGGTATCCCAAAGCCAGCGTCCAAAGTCAAGGCAGAGAGGGACAAACATTGAGTTACCGCCCATATACTGACTATGGACTGAACTCAGGATACGCCTGTCAAAGATATTTAACCCGATACACTCTTCCCCGGTTAAAGCAAAGAGTACATCTGAGCCATCAACCAGCTCTATCCTCTCAATGTTAGACCCAAGATGAGCTGACATAGCAATTGCTTGCCTTTTAGCACGATAACCTAACATGATACGGCTAATCTTATCTTGGATTCTGATAGGGGCAATCTCAGTTCCAGAAGCATCAAGGGCCTTTTCCGATAGTATTGTAGCAGTTCTATACTTCATCTTAACTTAACCTCCCTTTACCCTATCAACCGCCGGCCGTGGAGCCGAGCAGGGCTAGTCTCTTAGCGTTTAGGGCCTTGCCAACTTCCTCTACCCTCTTGTAGTTCCCCGGGTCTCCTCGAGGCTTACGCCCGGAGAGTGTCAGGGCTGATAGGGTAGCAAAATATGGTTCGGCTCCAGCCTTATAATCGACCGTGGCTGCCGCCACACCAGGAGCAAATCGGTCTGCTCCTACGCTAGTTATCTTCCGGGCATACTTAGCGGCTCCTGCTCTGGCTACACCCCGGCCAAACCTTTCTTTGATGCCCGGTGCCGAGATAGCCATTCCGTAGGTATCCTTAGCCGCTGCCGTGTTACGTGCCCAATCTGTAGCCGCTGCCTCCGCATTAGTAGCATACTCACCGGATGCAGTTCTGGCACGTTCCTCCCACTTTACAGTGGATGAGTCAATAGGTTTTACTTTCAATCCCATGATAAATCTCCCTTTCTTTTACTTTTTGTCATTCACCACCTGGTTAATTGCAAAGCATTGTATTTTAATCATAGTATGGTATAATTAAAGTGTCAAGACCCCAACAGGTTGCCATAGGAGAAAAGGGGGATGGCTAGAAAAGAACGAGAGCGCCGTTTTATCTCAGAGTATATGCTTCAGGCGTGGCCTGAAGGTGGTTATCAACTTAACGTAGAACTCGGGCCAATACCCCAGGAATATGTTGACCGCTTAGGCTTAGGCAAGGCGGCCGCTTTGTTTAGACCTACCCGGCCCAGGGTAGACGCTGTCAGGTGGCAGCCGGATAAATACATTCTCATCGAGGCTAAGATACGAGATATTAAGGCCGGTATTGGTGACTTATCCTACTACAAAGGCATGGCCAGGAGAACCCCTGACCTACCTTTTTATGACGGTCAGCCTATTGTCTGTCAATTAGTAGTACCCTGGATGATAGACTGGATTAGGGTAGCTGCTGATGAGGCTGAGGTCGAGGTGGTAGTCTTTTGGGCCGAATGGATTGCTGAGTACGTCAAAGAGCGTCAGCATTACTTTACGGCTGAGTATCGAGAGGCCCGGGCCGAGACGATGAGGCTGAGAAAAATACTAGGAGTTGATTAGGAGTAGAGAATAATGTCAGAACCGAAGGACCACCTTGCCTTCCAGTACGCCGAACTCCACAAGTTAGACGACCAGCTAAGAATGATGAGAGGTTGGGGAGTATCCTTTGCGGACCCTGGCTATCAAGCACTAGGTAAGGCTTACGCTCAATCCCTGTATAAATTAGGACTTCTACAGCCACGAACGTCAGCCTTAGTCCAGGACCTATCAGGCTTTTCACCGGGTATAATAAGACTCTTTAACGTTTCGGAACTAGGCTGGATGGTCGAGGCCAGAACTAAGCCAGGAGCTACGCCGGTATATAAATATGTCTCAAATGAAGTGGCCGAGAAGATAGTTAAGAAGCAAATAACCCCTGAGTTAGAGAAGTTTCTAATGACTCCAGACGACTATATAGGAGAGTGAAAAATGGACTTATTATTATTGGTAATAGCAGCTCTGACGTTTTTGGGGTTCTTTAGCTTAGGTTTTATACATTCACCCTGGAAACACAAAGAACCGACTAGCTTATACATTCTACGGACCGCAACCAACCTTCTGGCTAACTATATACGCCTAGTTCCTGGAATACCTACCCGGATGCACTTCACTGACCATTACTTTATAAAGAGAGAGATAGCCGACCGGGAGACTGGTAAACCAAAGCAAATAGAGAGCCTTGTATTCTACTGTAATGAAGAGGGGGCCGAGCCTTGCTCTAAAACCTTCTCTATTCTGTCTCAGAAACTAGCCGCTCACATGGAGCCCTACCTCCCAAATAACGTGTATAGGGGCTATGACTTTATCATAACTCAGATAGGTGAGGGCTTCCTAAAGGACTGGAATGTCCAGCCAATTAAGAGGCCGGAGTAAAGCTAACAAGTTACCAAAACCATAATAACGTAAAATCCGAGTACCGTTATTAAGAATACTTTAATTAGCCATAAAAATATTTCCATATCGCTACCGCCACGGGCTTTCTTACCTCTCGGTCAAAACAGTTCGGAAGCCAAATTGTTTAGGAGGGGGGAGTTTCTTCGACTTTCTCCTCTTCTTCC